CACCGAATAGAAATGTCGAACTAGTTGGAAATTTGAAATTCCAACAGGTCCTTGTGGCCCAACAGGTCCAGTCTGATTCCAATTTAAGGAAGTTTCTCCGGAAGCACAAGTGGAATCAACTACTCGAAGCTTGCCATCGGAAGTTTTATAACAACCATGAATTACTCCACCAGAATCAGGAATGGACGCATAAGCAAACGCCCCAACTCCAATACCAATAGCGATTACTGCACTGCCAATTACTAATTTCTTACGTAATCTCACTTGCTACCTCCTGAATTATCTCTACCGGCGTTAGATTTTTGCTGGCCACTTGGAGGTGGCCCCTGGCGTGGTAATCCAGCTTGGGCACCTCTTTGCTTACGTCCTCTCTTACGTCCTGCGGTAGCGCTCCCAGGGGCCACAGGAGGGCCTACACCGGTGCTCCCACCACTATTATTTGCGGGTGGTGGAGTAGGAGCTCCAGGCGTATTTTGATTTGTGCCTGTGGGCGGTCCTTCAATTGGAGTTTGTGGCTCATCACTTCTATTCATTGGAGTAGCTGCAAGACGACGAGTTGCCTTGTCAATAAGTGGCAAATCCATCTCATCGCGAAGCATCTCTTCCAGTGGATCATCTGGAATCAAAGCACCAGCACCAATAAGGTTACGAATAGCAAACGACAACGTACGCCAGTCTGCCTGCTCACCAATTCGTCTTGCTTTAAGCTTAGGAACTCCTACTCGACTAAAGTTTGCGTCTATTATTTTGGGAATGAGATAAGTATTGATAGTCTCACATACAATGTCCGCAATAAATCGAGTCGCCTTGAGGAACATCGTTTGATCTTCCTCTTTGGTAGTCGTATCTACACTCATAAACCCCAGTAGGATATTTTCACGAATAGCTTCCTTGTGTTCCTTAATGGACGCTAAACAATCTACTCTTTGTCCTTCCAACTTAGCAAACATAATATCCCAATTTGGAGGAAGAACAACATGAGCTCTCTCATTGGTTCGAAGATTTCTACCCATGTTTTCAGCCATAGATTTGTCGCCTTGACTAAATCCTGGGGGCAATTTAATGATAGGTATACCAATTCCATGCCGTTCTTTCTGAATAGCATCGATCTTGTAAAGCTGTTCCATGTAGAACCAATGCTTATACGCAGAGCGCAGAACAGAAATGCCTTCGATATCCCCAGCTTCTCTATCGAAAGTAAATACAATTAGCTTGCTAATTGGTATATCAACTGGCTGCTGCATTCCAGTCGTAGGAGGCAACATAGTAACACCAGCTGGCCCACCATTTTCATCAAAATGCCAAGTCCATACATCCAGCGGATGACGTGGTGCTAACTTCTTAACACAAAGCCTTTTCTGCCCATTTACAATCTTTTCTTCCCATACAATCTCAAACATGTAGTAGCCAAACTCGCACATGAGTAGAGACTCTATAAGGAACTGAGGCCAAGTAATAGACATGTGTGTGAGATTATCCCACACAAAGTCAGCCGCATTCTTGTCTGCAGTTTTTGTATTGTCATCGGGCTCTACAAACCAACGCGCAGACAAGACAGGAGTTTTTACAGCCCGCAAAGTCCCCTTGACTGTTCCATCCGATTTTCTCATTTTGTCATATTGCTGTAAACCCTTAATTCCAACAAGGTCTTGATTGTACTCTCTACGAACCCAAGATGTAAATGGACTTACAGATGAACTACCAAGCTCTCCGATACTGACATCTGTGTAATCGACAAGTTGCTTTCCCTGTTCCTTAAGGAGATTACCACCTTCATCAACCTTAAGAGACATAGTAGGTAACGCTAACCCCTTGACATCACTAGAACTTCTATTGCTGCTATTAGCACCACGCTCTGCGACTATAACAAATGGATCCCCATAATTCTCTACAACCTCGACAAGATCATATCTTTCCATGACAGTAGACAGAGTAGTGTATTGCTTATTCTGCTCAGCTAAACTAAACTCTTTAGTCGCAGTACTAGTAGAAACTTTGCTATGTCCATTGCTACTAGCCTGCCCATTCTTACCCACAGGACCGTAAGGATTAGAGCGTCGCTTCTTGTTACTCATAAATTACCACCTTATGGTACATCAGAATTCCTGACCGCTCTTGGTGAAGTATCCACTAGCGCCTTCTACGTCATAGCCACCGTATTGTTCGCCAGAACTACGAGTTGCTTCTAAATTAAGATCCATAACATCTGAAAGATGGTAAGTTGCGCCAAGCTTGTAGATATGAACCAAAGCATAGCGTAAAGCATCCATTGCGTGATCGTCTTGCGCTAAGCTCTTCTCTGGAGCATTTCTACCATTTGGGGGATTGCTTGACTTGTAATTATTAAACTCACGAATCGTGTTGATGCAAGAGAAATCAACGAATATAGCGGGGAAATATATAGGCCCACCGAATTCATCTTCTTTTTCCTCACGTTCCATGAAAGAACGCACTAAGTCTATACCTTCACGCCAGTTGGTTTTAGCTTCTGGCATTGCATAACATGGCACAAGCTTTTGCGATATAGTAGCTGCCGCTTCTGGATCTGCCGCATCTCCAAAAGCAAGGTCTAGGTGGTAGCCAAATGGCTGTTCTCTAGCCTTGAGCTGTTCACAGTGATCTTCTACACGAGTGAAGCTTTTGTAGTGCTCTCTCCAAATGTACACTCTATCATCTGGACTTATTTGGAACTCAATTGCAGCTAGTGGATTCGTATAACCGAAATCAAATGCGATGTAATTTGGCCATAATGGATTAAATTTAATTTCCTTGACGTGCTTACTTATGTCCCATTCAGGATATATCTTTCCAACGAAAGAGCCAAAATCCGCGCCAATTTCCTGAGCAAAAGCTTCTGCAGTCATGGTACGACGTAGTAGCTTTATTTCCGAATCAGACTCGCCACCAGGATAAACGGATGGATTGTTCCAAGATGGGAAAGACCATGACGCATATTCAGGAACGGAAGGATCATGTCCTAACATCCACAAGTCATACAGCCAATTGAATCCTTCTGGCGTCGTTACAAAATCTGCACTTCCTCGATGGTCTGCTAATGCAGGTCGAATGAATCGCTCCCATGTATCTAACTGATGCTTTGCTGCCTCAGACATAATGACATGGTCCAGACCTTCACCAACGAGATTCTCACTATGGTCAGCACTTTTGCACTCAAGTTTAGTGCCCCAAGGAAACTCGATCCACATATTCCCTTGCTTTGGAGAGTAAGCTCGCTTTATAGTCTTATCTTGCCCAAGCTTTCTATTTATAATCAAGTCTTGCCAAATAACTCTAAACTCTTTTTCCGCCAAAGAGTAGACTGGACCGACGATCCAAAACATTTTGTTAGGGAGAAATAACTTAGGTTCTAGATCTTTCCCAGCCATGTGCGACTTGCCATATCTTCTACCACATACAGCTACCCTAAATCTGGCATCAGACCTGTGGAACTCTACTTGTCCTGGGTGGGGCTCATAGCCTATCTGCTTAAAGAAGGCTGCTTTGGAAATAGCTCTATTATTCGCCATTCATAGCAACCCTTCTTGTAAATACAAACCCGTCCTCGGGCTTGGAAGTGCCCCACAGGCAGGAGGCGGATAAGTCGATCGAACCCGACGCGTGTAGTTATAACCTTGGAAGCATGTGATATAATCGAAAACTTTAACCACCTCCACTACTATCTGGAGTTGTAATTGGAAAATTACGAGGCCGTAATAGAGGAGGGATACTAATAGTAATAGTTATACCAGGTACTGTAATAATGCGTGGCGGTGGAGTAACTGTTTTTGTCACCGTGGCAGTAGCTATGATTGTCAATGTTGCTATTTGACCAGGCGTAGTTTTAGTTGTAGTAATATACGTAGTACCATTTTTGCCAGCACTCCCTGGTACGTTAACTGTTTGTGTAAATTTGGTTGGGATCGCTATTGGTGTGGGTGTAGATGTAATAGTGTGTGTAGCTGTTGGTACAGTCTTAGGAGTTGAAGGTACCGCTGTAGGAATCTTGCATCCTAATGTAGGAGCTGGAGGAATAGGGTTATTCTTAACAGCTGCATTATATTCATCGGATGCTATCAGGTATGCCTTACCATCTTTTGCAAGTTCGGCTTGACTAAATGGGACTTTAAATACGTCCCGTACTACTTTGTCTAAAGCATTAGTTCTTATAGTACTGGATTTCGATAATGCATCAGATCTCTTAGTGAATTTGGCAGACCAATCTTCTACACAATTAAGTACTGCTTGTATCTGTGCATCCTTCAATTTACCAGCTTTGGTTGCATTCTTTCTATCATTATTTTCTCGATTAAATGCTATAAGAGTAATTAACAACAAGATAGCTAAAATTACAGTACCTATTCCTATTATCCATCTAAACTTCTTATTGCGTTGTAGTTCATTACGAACTGCTTTAGCGTCTGTTGCAAGCTTTATTATTGAATCGTTTAGCTCATGCATCTCATTCGCAAGTTGATCAGGCATAGTTGGCCTCTTCCCAACAAGGCCGCACATCTGGCCAGTAGACCGTCACATCTGCATCTAGTGCGAACATCGGCCTGTCATCCCAAGCCGTCGATTGGGTATCCAATACAGGAATAGACAGGTCAAGCATGATGCCCCCCGTTGTTTGGCTTCTTAGCTTTTTCAATTAGAGGGACTAACCTTTGGTAAACTTGCTCTAATCTGTCGACAGTAGCATCAAGCCGGTCTGCTACACTGTCGACTTTCTTGATAACATCAACTTCTTTCTTTCGATGGCGGAATATCATACACTTCCGCCCCCTTGCATTTGTCGACGTAACATCTCTGCCTGCAAAAGTGGGGTAATTTGCTCCATTATAAGTGTAGACTTTACTATGGCGGGGATAGCTGTATCCAAGGTAGCTAATAACTTTTCGTTCGCTGCCTCTAATCTTTCAACCTCCCCTTTAGTACGCAATTGACCTGTTATGAACAACCCTATAATGACTCCAGGGAATCCTAGTCCCAACACATAGGTAACAGGGTCTGTGGCTGCTCCCCCAGCTGCGTCAGCTAAAAATTGTGCAATAACCATTAGCTACCAACTAGCTCACTACTATGCCCCCAAGTAAACTCACCTACTGGGCGATGCATCCTACAACCTACACAGTATGTACTTCCGTAAAACCTTGGGTTTCTTGCATAGGTTTCCGCAAGCGCTTCACCCATAGTCGTTAATGTTCCACATGTTTGGTGCACGTAGCTCCGACGTATTGGACGAACAAATCCTTTTGCGCGTTCCTCTTTAGATAAAACTAAATAAACTTCTGCCTGCTCAACCGGTTCGCTATCCGGTCCATGTGTTAGTCTTGGATCCTTTGGATCATCTGTTAAGTGCCCCATGGATACCCTCCAAAACTTAGATCTTAATAAGGTTGCCATGTATTTGCCTTAGTAGCAGAATGATTAAATGGCTCTCTCAAAATGCCTGTAGTAGCATCTCCCGCAAAACTTACAACATTTACAAAAACGTTAGATGCACTTGCTGTTGCTGCATTGGACATTACTACATGTGTAGAATCGGTGAATGAGCTAATAGTAGTATTTGGTGGGATCCCAGCTCCAACAACTGTAAGTCCAACACCACCAGAGGAAAAAGTACCAGTCGTTGCGGTTAGTGTAGTAGTTCCATTTGTAGTACAAATAAGCTGCTTACCACGACCAATTCTTAAAATAACTCCGCCATTTGTTGACCCAACTGCTGTAATTGTAGCAGCTCTAGCTCTTGTGGGTGTAGACCCATCAAAATAGGTTACATGTCCATTCACTTTAGGTACATAGGTCCTAGCCATTACTCACTTGTTTCTCGTTTTTTAAAAGACCGTATAGTATGCATTGACATCATGCATTGTGGCGGCAGCCTTCACATTATCGATCTGGAAATTGTTGCCACCCATCTTTAACTTGAGGCCCAAGGTCCCAGCCACAAAAGCCCCCACAGGGGTAATCGATCCTAGATCCACGAATGAATTCGTGCCCACCTGAGCCATAAACAGTGGGACGCCAGTGGCGCGTCCATACACGCGATAAGCGCTGGCCCCCGCCTTTGCAGTCCAGTTCAGGGTTACAGTAGACGTGGCTCCTGTAGTGACCTGGGAAACTTCTGTCGCTAGTGGTGTTTCCGTCCCATTAATAATTGCAGAGACGTTATAGAAGTAAGTGCTTGCAGCTAAGGTCCCACCCGTAGTACTCGTGCTTGGTGCCAAACCAGCTACGGCCGTACCAATAACTCCGGCACCCATTACTAATGCATCGTAGCTGTGGCCATTATTCGCACGGTAGCGAACGTTCAATCGGCCATCCGTACTCTTGGGTCCACTAGCTACAACGACTGCTCTCTTATCCTTCTGTGACATTACTTTACTCCATTCTACATAACTATCTAATCATTGTTAGGCCGCACCGTTACCAGACTTACCTGCGCGGCCACGATTGGTACCCTTATTTACAGAGACTCCACTAACTTTTGGAGCTACCTTCTTAAAAGCACCCCTAGCTCCCGTCGTCTTGACCTTAGGGTTAGTCGTAACACTAGTACCAGCTCTAGTGGCCGCATTACGCCCCGCAGTTCCTACGGCTTGGTTGGCCTTCTTGACGGGGGCAGACTTAGCATTGCCGACTCGGCCAGTATTTGTCATCTTACCTGAATTGGCCTTCTTAGTACCTGTGTTGGTGCCTGTACCAGGTGCACTAGCCATGTTATTTACCTCTAGCTTTCTTTGAAGTAACCTTCTTAAGATTGGGGTTAGCTTTCTTGGCAGCTGGACTAGCCTTTCGGCTTG